AGCAGCCGCATCCAGTACCCGTGGGAAGTCTGCGTGGACGTCCACGCCGCTGTGAGCTGCGATCAGGTCAAAGATGTCGCCGCCGTCCCCGGTAGCGCGATCGGTCCAGAGGCCCGTTTTCTCGCCTTCAAGAACAACCTCCAGGCTGTCACCGGGACTACCCAGCACATCGCCGATCAGGAATTTGCCGCGCCGCTTCTTGCCAGCGGGAAACATCGAAAGCAGGACCGATTCGAGCCGTGAAATCAGGTCGGACCGAATCTGGTCTCGCTGAGCCTGTCGATCGACGTCCGATGAAGTGGGGCTCTCGTTGAAGTCAATCATGCTGACTCCCCAGCATCAGATTCGCTCCGATGCAGAACGGCAGAGCTCTGCGTCGCCCAGACCGACAGTTCTGACAGCCGATACCGGACCAGTCCTCCCATCAGGTAATGAGGGATCCGGTACTTTGTCCGCATGGCGTGGTCGGCGAACCAGTAGTACGGAAGGCGTAAAGCGGCAGCCGCCTGCTTGGCATCAATCATCGGCTCCACTTGTTCAATGGGCGCTTTCTTGCTGTTCATGGCTCATTCCTCCAGCACCGGTCCTGCCACGAGCACATCCGGCATTCGAAATGGGTGGAGTCGTGATACGCCCGAGCCAGCAGCTCACCGGCATCGGTGGCTCCGATCACCTTGATCGCCCGGTCGGACATGCGCTGGGCAAGTGCTGCATCGAAGGGCACGAGCTCCGTGTAGATCTCCATCGTGTCGGCGTTGATTGCCGTGAAGATCGCCGGGTGTTCGTGAAGCTGCAGGTAGGCCTGATAGAGCACCACCTGCGCGTGGTAGACCGGCTTGGAAACCGCGAGCTTGTTTTTCTCAAGGTCGCGCCACGACTTGGAGCCGAGGCACTTGCATTCCCACAGAGCGGGATACGCAAAGCCGTCCGGCCCGCCGACGATCACACCGTCGATATGACCCTGAAGCCGCCCGTCGATTGCCGAGAAGCCGAACTGCTCTCCGTTGGCTTTGCGCGTGCGCAGGTCGAACCCGCCAGCCCGCAGCCACGCGACCATGCAGTCCTCCATCACGTGGCCACGCTCGAAGATCCGCAGGATCCGGCCGTCGGTCTCGCGACCTGGGTCGACCTGCGCCTTGGCGAACTCGTATTGCAGTGCGCGCTCGCAGGACACCCCAAGCCGGGAGACCCCGAGGTATTCCCGCGGTGATTGCGACGATCGCATCCGTTGCAGGCCAGCATCGACCAGCGCGGTGACCTGGCCCGGAATGCTTGTCGAGGAGTTGAAGTCGATCATCGGTTCGCCCCCTTGCCTTCTTCCCATGGCAGGTCGTCCTCCAGATCGGCGAACGGGTTGGCCATGGGATCCGCCGTTGGCGCCATCCCGCGCACCGGCGGAAACTTTGTCGCCTCATGGTGCTCGACCATGGCCTCGGTGTAGCAGGTGACGATGGCGTCGACCACCTGCAGCGCCTCGGCTTCGGAGTAGTGCCCCAGGGGCTTATCGAACCCGATTTCGCCGGCCGCCTCGCCGAAGGACTTGAGGCACTTCCTCATGGCGCCCAGTTCGATGTCAGACGGATCGATCATGGCCACCTCCGTCTTGTCCTTGATACCGTCCATGACCCGCGTCCAGTTGCCGTAGAGCGCGTGGAACGCGTCCTGGCACCGGCGCGAGCAGAACACCCAGTCGATGGGGTAGCGGCGCGGGTGGCCGATGCCATGACGGTTGTCCGTATGGCCATAGCCGCGCGCCTGTCGTGTGCAGACCCAGCATTTCACGCATCCCCCTCACTGAGCCCAAGCCGGTTTGCCGGGCGCTGTAGGGCGCTGTGCGGGCGTCGCAGCAGGAGGCGCGGCCATTGGGGCCTGAGAGGCAAACGACGCAGCCGTGGGCCGCGTAGGCGCGCCAGTGGCGCCTGATCCGCCGGTGCCCCGTGCATAGTCGGGATGGTCCGGCTCGACGGCGAGCTTCACCACGTTTTTCAGCTCGCCGCGGCTGTCCTTCTCGACATCGATGCGCGCGACAAACTCGAGCCCGTCCAACTCATGGAAGCCCGCAATGCGGCGGGCAGCAGCGGCCTGCGGCGAGTTGTCCTGCGGCCGGATGTTGCGAGCGCTGTTGAGCGCGGCGCGCACGAAGGTGCGGCCCATATTTCCCCAGTTCGGACCCTTGGGGCTTTGCAAGCCAATGTTTGACCACATCTTGCGACGGGCGAATTCGCCCTCGAGGATCACGAACTCGCAGGACAGGTAGACCGAACCGGTCTCGAAGCTCTGGGTGGCGTAGCCACCGTTCCAGCCCTGCGCCGGGTCGTCGAAGCCACCGGGTTTGATGGTCATGCGGACACGGGCCACCGTGCCCTTGGGGATCAGGTCGAAGGATTGCTGCTGTTCGGCATCGTTGAAATCGTTCCAGGCGGACATGGGGTTACTCCTTGTTTGATTGGGTGTGGGTGGCGGCGGCGCACTTGTCGATGAGCGCACGCAGATCGGGGGGCTCCAGCAGATCGAGCTGGCCGGAGCGGTCCTTGGCGGGGAAGCCATAGGGATTCATGGTTTGAGTGACGAAGGCGCGGTAGGACGAGCCGTCCTCGGCCTTGATCTCGGCGAGCGTCACGACCTCATCGACGATGCCTGGCAACTCCGCTGCGGTCTTGGCACCTTCGATCTGCGGCACGAACACCTTGCGGTTGAAGTCATCCATGCGCTCGTCGAGAATCGAGACGAACACGACGTGCTTGCCGCGTGCGTGCTGCAGGTGCATGAGCGCGCCCAACATCTCGGTGCCGAGCAGGCCGTAGGCGCCGCGCGTATCGGGCTTGCCGGTACGCTCGGACATCGCCTGCGGTTGGGCCTTGGCCCAGATCAGCGCCAGGCGCGCAAGAACGGTGATGCTGTCGACGAAGTAGGTGTCGTATTTGGCCAGCTGAGCCGGATCTCCATAGCGCTCGCAGACATGCTGGTAGTGCGCCTCCGAATACGGCGACTCGGGAGGCAGCGCCAGATTGGGGCCGGCCAGAAACACCACCAGGTCACGGAACTCGGGCCAGGTGGCCGGGCGGACGCAGTCGCCACGCCAGTCCTTGACGGCAAGATCGCCGGCTTCGAGATCGACAAAGAGCGTGGTCGCCTCAGGCAGCGTTTTGAGCTGAGTGGTCTTGCCGATGCCGCTTTTGCCGAGTAGCACCAACTTGACGCCCTTCTTCTCGCGCAGCCGCTGGTCTGCAGTAATGATCGGAAGTGCCATCACGCCACCTCCTTGAGCTGCTCGACGACCGCCGGATTCCAGAGAATCTGGTAGCCGCTGTGACCGTTACGTGAAAACGGCATGGCCTCGGCCCACGCCTTGCCGGCGTCGGTGAGTTCCCATTCGTCGCGCTCGTTACGGAACTGGAATCCGAGGGTTGCGAGGCGCTGGTTGGTGGCCTTGGCAGACGACCCGGCCAACTTTCCCAGCTGCGTCGCGTTGTGCGAGCAGGTGGGCTCATTGGCGGCCGGCAGCGCGCGGCGCAGCGTCTCGATCACCAGCCCGGTGTTCTCTTGGATGCAGGTGAGCGTGGCCGCCATGGCGATGCCGGCCTTCACGCCGGGCACCTTGGCAACGGCGTCACCGATCAACAGGAGGGAGGAGACCCGATCCTGAGTCGGAGCCGGCAGGGCTGCCACCGGGGTCGCTGAGTAGGCGCCGGTCTTGCGGATCGAGGGGAGGACCTCGCTGGTGACCCAGCGCTTGAATCGCTTTGCGGCGTCCTTGGTACTGCCGAGGATCAGCGCGTACAAGCCGGACTCGTTGACATGGTTCTGCCGCTGGCGTCCGCCCGGGGTAAGGGTGTCCAGTTTCTGGACGTCCTCTAAATCCACGTGGCTGTCGAGTGCTTGCCGTGGGTTACCGAGCTCCAGAGCAGCGCAAGCGTCGCTGGCGTTGAACCAAGGCTGGCCGACCTCATCGACCTGCACACGCAGGGCGTGGGATTCGAATTGGAAGGGAATGAGGGTGCTCATGATCATTCCTTCCACGCGATATCAGTCATCCGGTCCGCACCGAGCGCGCCGGATTTGCGGGCGTTCTGGTACAGATCCTCGATCGCCGAGCGACGGCGGCTGACGATGGATTGCTCCTCGGATGCCAGTTGGAGGGCAAACGCCAACTCATCGACGGTTGCCTTCTCAGTGGGGACGGAGACCTCCTCACCGGCGCGGTTGCGATAGCGGATTTCGTCGGGCAGGTGATCCGCATAAAAAGAGCCGACGCGTTTGCGCAGGACAAGCTTGTTCAGAAATTTCATGATTCAGTCCTCGGATTCGGCGGTCAGGTCATAGGAGGCCTTGCCGGGTTTGACGGTGCGGGCGGCTGCAAACTGTTCGCGCAGCGCCGTGGGCCAGTTGGTGAAGCGGGACTCCGGTACGCTGAACTCGACGTCCAGGTAGTCCTCGATGCGATCGCCGCTGGCAGCAATGCGCTTGGCCATCTCTGCCAGTTGCTTCTGATCCCAGGTGACGCGTTTGGGCGTGTCGACCGTGACGCGGATCGGTCCGTCCTGGAAATGGACGGTGCCGAAGTCCTTGCCAGCCTCGGATCGGGCTGTCCGCTCCTGTTCGGCGTACCGGCGCTTCATTGCGTTGTGGGTTTTGGCTTGCGCCTTTTTGACCCACTCGACCAGCTGTGCGAGGTTGAAATGAATTTCGCGCAGCTGTTCAGCGGGCAACGCTGCCAGGTCGGCTTCCGACATTGCGGTGAGCCGGTCGGGGAAAATGGTGATATCGGTCATGACCATTTCCCTCACTGGTACGCACGAGCAAAGCTCGAGTAGCGCGAGACGCGGCGCTCAAAGGCTTCGATTTCGTGCAGGAGGTAGGTGACCCGGCGACCGAGCTTGCAGTAGATCGGACCGAGCTGCTCTTGACGCCAGCGGCGCAGAGTCTTGACTGAC